GTCTACTTAAAAAAGAGAGAAATGGGAATAACCCACCATCTATCCTATGCACACGGCATAAACTTATTTCGTCACCTGCTGCCATCTTTGGTATAACTCTGCATCCGTCCCCCCATAGGGGTCCGGTTGGTTAGCAGTACCATCGCTCTGACACAGTTTATGGAAAAAGTCCCTGGCTGTGGATTATGATGTTTACTCTTGGAATCTTTCCAAGCATTAGACATGAGCACTCACCTCCTTCGATAGGAGAGGACTTACTATTCTCGTCCAATCCTTATGGCTTGTTAAAGGCCAGGATCCGAAGGGGCGTTTGAACATACACTCGTAGAGTCATCTTCAACGTCTGAAAATAGGGGTTCCAAACCCTTTAGATCCAAACGACGCTGCTTTTCCGGATTGGTTTTCCGGAGGAATCCTTCACAAGATTCCCAAAACTTGGTATCACCTTTCATTATAGTCTCTTTAAACTCATCGTTGATCTGAGGATCTTCGAAGAGGAGAACATTATCAAGGGAGAAGTGTTGACAATCCTCTAAGAGGAAGTCAATACCTTCTAATTCGATCAAATCCGGTGTTTCCACCAGGAAGGGATCGTTCGCCAACTGACTATCTAGCCAGTAGCGTTGGACCAAGTCGACCATATGAGCTAAGACTCGGTTTTGAACCGACTCTGCAACTCTGTGATCTACAGCAATGAAGCGTTCATTTTTCGTCCAGAAAGAAATATCTGGTGCACTTTGGAGTTGATAAGCTCCATTCTTGACGATCTCACTCAGGGTGGAGTAGGCAGTTTTAAAACCTTCTCCTCTCCTCGAGAGAGAATTCCAAAATCTCTGAAGACATTCATGAGTAAGGTCAGAAAAGGATTCTTCGACTAAGTCGGAGCCTTTTTCAGTGAGAGCTCCGAGAGCTTTACACCGAAGGACCTTCTCCCTGTTCGTCTGAACTTCAGTTGAGAATCTTAACTCAAGCTGATCAGAGAGAAGAACAGGAACTCTAATCCATGCATAGGGGTGACCCTTAACAGGAATAGGTTCCGAGAACTTCTTGAGAGTATCATAAAGATAAACTCTCTTATGTAAGGAAACGTCAATAGGCACTCCATCCGAAGTGTCATATAGTGCTAAACCTCCATGTCCTCTATCCAAATGGATGGAACGCGGAGTTTTCATTAATTCGCGGAAATTCCTCAAAAGGAAACCCTCCTTCAAGTTGTCCGAGGAACCCCAATAATATTGGGCCTCTGCTAAGCAGTAGGAAATCGAACAACCTGTACGATTCTGACACGATACCTTCCCGGTGGGTAATCCCACACCAAGGAAGAATAATTGTGAATTAACAGTACAGAAATGAGGGTCCACGAAATTCTTTCCAATGGACAGAGAGAGACCGACTCGAGGAGCCAGCTCTCTCCAGGTTTTGATATTTAGATCAGAACCTCTCGCAACAACATCGTCTCCATTAACCAGGTACTTTTCACTTTGAAAGCCTGATCGGGAAACGACGAAATCGTTCAAGAAACATAGAAGAGGAAAAGACAAAAGGGAGCCCATAAGCTGCCCTGAAGTTTGGAGACTCTCCTTACCACCCGGATATCGCATCCGATGTGGGGAAATCTCCCAACGAACCCATTTTTGAGTGGGCTCATGATCAATATGCTC